ATTGATAAACAGAATCTTTTGTCACAGTCATAAATACCGTAATTTCTACATCATCTAGATTTTTCTTTTTGTATTCTCTAGAGAAAGCGACTAAATCGCCGTATTCGTCAAAGAAAGGATATAGCTTATCTCCTCTAAAAGGAGACCATACAACGCTCTTTAGCTTCTTATTGGGAGATGAAACACCAAATACAGCCTTAATCCTCTTAATAAAGCTAGGCCAGAAAGAATCATCATCTGAAACATACCAATACTCGGCAACATCCTGCTCACTTAGCCATGAACGAACGATCTTTTTATTTTGGTACTTGATTTTGTTCTTATTAAGGACCGACTTTAGAGCCTCGAATAGATTCTTCTCTCCGTCATCCGGAGTGCAGTCTAATGACGGTTCTATGCCAACTGTAAACGCTGTTTGGATGTTTACTATGTCTTGCTCTAATGGTATAGAGATTCTATTCACAACAGAATCTTCTACCTTTTCAGGCTCGATGCGTGTCTTTCCGCTCTTCTCATCAAAGATTTGTTTTTCCTCCTGTGTTTTTACCTTTCTATCCGGGTACTTGACCTTATTCCACATGATTTCATGCTTTGAACTATCCCAATCGGATAACAACGCACTTGCATTAGGTAAATGCGTTCTACGCCCTTTCTTTAGATATTGAATCTTCTGATTAATATCATCTAGAGCTAGTATTTCTTCTAAGCTATTCATAATAATATCTTTTAGTTATATTTTAAAATCCGTATTTATCAATGACCAAAAATACCTGTAAGGTCTTTTGGCTTCTGAATCTTGCCCAAAAGAGCGCATAATACATAGTAACGAGCTGCATCAATACCGTGGTTGTCATGATCTTCCGGCTCATTGATATAGTTCCCATCCTTATCCTTTGCCCATACATAGCTTCTGTACTCTTTAATCAGATTATATGACCTCTTAGTGATGAATATCTCCATGCTCTGCATCTTATCAATACCGGCATTGATTGAACCAGCACCTTTCTCCGTCGCATAAATGGTAATACCACCGTTGTGTATTTCTTGAATCAAGCGAGGGTCAGCACTATCGGCATATACTTTCAATCCCCACGGCCGGAGCGTCTTAATAATATCAGAAGATAACAGCCCTGTCCGATAATCTATCTCATCCAAATACAAAGTATTGTCAACGATACCACAACGAATAGATGCTGACGGGTCATGAGTGTAACCGAAGTCCTGACCAATAGCTACCTTTTTTGCCCATTCAGGGAACTCATCAACAATACCCCACTTCTTAAACACGGCACCCTCTGCTACATCCGCCCAACGTCCGATAACAGTATGCGCGTATTTCTCCGGGTCTTCTTCTTTCATCCGTCGAACCTCTTTCAAGAATTCTTCTGAAAGATTGTCTACGTTATCTAAGTAAGTAGTATGGATATGAAGCACATTAGGATGAGTGGAGATTTGAACCTGTACGCCGTCAATATCTACGAGCTTATGAGTTTTCTCTATGTAACGTTTATAAATGAAGTGATTGGAATCAGTCGGGTTCATAATGATCATGATGCGGTTCTGAATTCCTTTTTGGCGAATAGAAAGCATGATCTTCTCAAAGTCTGGCTCATTCGTCCATTCCTCCCCCTCATCGCATACAAACGTTGTTATGCCGTGAATAGATTTCAATTTAGCAGTCTGATTACCTGAAGATGTCTTTATTCCTCTAAACATTATACAGCTACCCGTCATTTTGTTTACCACATCTGTTTTTGTGGTTGAGAAATACTTTTCTGTGCCGTCAAGCTCTATCTTCTCCATCATCTCAGGAATAATAGACATGTGAGCAGATGACATCGTATAGCGAGTATAGAGTATTTGGTGAACAATCTTTTCTTCGGGAGTTTGTTCGAAAGTTAACCTCTCAATGAAAGTGGAAGCATTAAAAGACTTACCCGATCCGCGGCCACCGGTGACAAGTATTATGAATTTACTCTTATCATCGTACATAGGGAAATAGATTGGTTGAGGCTGTATCATTTTTCGCTTCCTTTCACATGGTCTTTTATCCACGAATCAATATCAATACCTTTTTCGATATTTTTAGGAATTGAAGTTTCTTCATCTTCTTTTGGCATAGGCTTATTCCAAACCTTTGGCTTTCTATTCCTGAGCCAAAAAAAAGCAGCTGACATATCTGCGGGGATTTCATCCTCTAAAACGACAACTTCTACTCTTTCTTTCTCACACCGTCTACCCTCTTCATCGAAATAGATATCCTTAACCTTAACAGCTTGCTGCCTCTTTACAGTGCCACCAAGAGCTCTGCGATAGACTTTGCTCTCAACAACGAACTCTAGAGGCGCGCGCCCGCGTGCTAATGCTTCCGATAATTCATGTATTTTTCCTTTTATCCCAGAGAAATACGTTTCGTTGTAGCCTATGTTTGCGGCTATCTGCTTATCATCTGCCCCATCACGAGCCCACCCCTCTATTCTGATCAGGTTTTGCTTATCGTAAAAGTCAAACTTAGGTTTTGCCATAATGTTTATTCATTCCACGGGTTCTCGTCTTCTTCCTCAACGTAAATCCGTTTTAGTTTATCAGATACTTCTTTCAATTCACGTTTCATCTGTTCTACATGAAACTCGGCAGGCATAGGAATTTCCAATGAGCCTAATAGGTTATCTACTGTATTGATAACTTCTCCAAATTCTCCCGGTGCAATCATATCAGTCTACTCTTTCTACTAATTCATCAAATAATTCTCCCTTTACAAACTTCTCATCCGGATTGATTCCAAATCTTTCTAAGAATGCTGCCTTTGCTGTATAGGTGTCAAAGGATAGCATGAAGTATGCTTCCATGTCTTGTGCTTTGTTATCTGCTGCTTCTTTTACTTGAGCTTTTATCTCTTTGTTATGAGCAATCTTCTCTTCTTGTGTCTTTTCGGCCTTTACTGCTTTTTCGGCAGCGTGCTTTTCATTCACAGGAGACATCATTGCGTTTAGATCATCAGCCAGTGAGTTTTCTTCTTCTGTTTGAAGCAAGAAGTCACACCCTATAAGGTTTAAATCTTCATCCGTTAATCCTGCACTCTTGTAGTCGATATCAGGCATCATCTCACGAAGTGCATCCATATCCCAACTACCCATAGCATTTGGATTGTTGAGCAGAATGTTTAACTCCTTTTCTTCCTTTTTGTCAACGTCTATCAGATCAACTCTTATTTCGTAATCATTACCCGGATATTTGTTGAGCTCATCCATTACAGAGATGCGTTGATGACCACTTACTAGGGTCATTCCTGTTTTGCGGTTTACTATTAGACCGCCAACTAGCCCGTATTTCTTTATCCCGCGTTTGAGGCTCTTTTTTGCCTCCTCACTGATAACTCTAGGGTTGTATGTAGCTAAGTGAATCTCGGAGCGTTTAAGCACCAATGATTCTGATTTGAAGTATTTATTTTCCATTGTGTTTATAGTCATAGTCGAATAGTATCTTTTCGGACATAGGGAATACTTTTAGGATCCTTTTCAGGTCCTGTGGGTAGTTGGCTCTGAGCCAAAGGAAGCATTCAATGTTGAATCCTATACCCCCACTCGCTTTTTTAGAATATCGGACCGGTTCAGGAAGCTTGTATGATCGCATGTAAGAGAGTATATCCTTTTGTGTCCAATCGGCCAAAGGATAACACTTGCCGCCACTCTCGTAGTTCTCGTATGTGTTTAGCATCAATCGCCTGTTGAGTGAATCGGCTTTCTTCATGCCGTAGAATACATAGTTTATGCCGTATTTTAGACGCATTGATTTCTCTACATCGGCAAGCTTCAGAAGTTTAACTTTAGGGTTGGGAACACAATACATTCCGCTCTTTAGAATGTAGGTAAGATTCCAGTGAGGTATTTGAACAAATTCGATATTTGGGTATTTTACCTTAGCCCAGTTTATATATCGATTGACGTGCTCTAGGTCTTTTACAAAGTACATGAACACGCATACAATTCTATCGAATTTAGGGTACATTAAATCGAGCAGAACCAGAGAATCTTTTCCCAAGCTGCAAAACAATATAGCCTCGCTAGTATTTCTTCTAACGAGGTCTATAATATTATTTGCAGTTGTAATTCTACCGACTCAGCCCGATTTTTTTAATGATTAAAACTTAGTTAGCCACCATTCAGGCCTAAACCTGAACGTACTTGACGGTACTTCTGGTTACGTGTTACGAACTGACCTGAGCCACCAGTGAGACTCTTTCGGCCAGTGACACCTTTCGACGAACTCGCCGATGTGCCAACTGCAATTCTTGTTGCCATAAATATAAAATTTAAATTAGAGCGTTTATACGCTTTTTTCTATAATATTACCGAGTTTGTACTCGATGTTTATCATCATGTTTTCTTGACCCTTATAGTCGTACATAATGGGATTGTCGTCTTCGTCTGTTATAACGATTAACTCTGATCCTTTACACTCAACAAGCGCGCTATTTCTGTTTTTGCCGTAACCGACAAAGAAACGAATAGCATCGTACTTGATAGTACCTGTTACTTCGTCGTCATCATTCAATGTGACATACTTCGCCTGTGTAGTAGGTCTTACTTCTCTAGTTTCTATTTTCTTCGTGCCGGCTATAATCTGGTCGAAGTAAACCTGTTTGATGATTAGATTTAATATTTCCATTTTTTTTAGTTTGAATAATTGTTGCGGGATCAGGATTCGAACCTGAGACCTCTACCAAGTCAAGGTAGCGAGCTGACCACTGCTCTACCCCGCGCACTACAAAGTTACCTAATATTCAGCTTACTATACAATTTCGTATAATCTTAGTTAGCACATTCTTTTCAATGTGGCAATATGATTTTAAATATCACTAGTAGAGCGATTTTTAGCTATCAGAATGGCGATTAGTTGAAAATTCTTTGGCAAAGAATAATAGCCCTACCATCGTTGTAACGAAGATCAAACTCTATGCAAAAATCAGCTTCGATTTTGCCGTTAAGGTTGCCTTGCGAGACAATACATTTGTTATCGTGCCAAAACACAGTGTACTGTCCTGTAGCTGATACACAGCAAGTACCTGCGTACTTGTTAATAAGTTCGTTTTTAGCAGCAGACATAGCCTCTGCTAGAAAATTTAAAGGCATTTTTTTTGTTTTCATAATTTTTGCCCGTCATGCCGGTAGCTAAGCGTTTAATTGATTTATCTATAACAGTTTTGAATCATTTTCACAATTGTTTCAACCGATCCAATTACACAAGCTGTATTGTCCGCGCCTGATTCTATAATAGTATTATCAGGATTTGAATCACAATAAATACTTGTAATCAGCTGCGTATTTATATAGATATCATTATTAACATCTATATTAACCATTTGAAATTTTACCAATTTAATCATAATTATTTTTTTTAGTTTAATTTACTTTCTAAATCTGATATTCTTTTATAAAATCCTGCTGTGTGAAGTGAATTACCCAATTTCAAGTGCTTCATATCGTAATGGTGCATAAACTCGTGAAGTAAAGTACCTGCAAATGTTTTGATTGACACAGGTTGCTTTTTGATAGCTGTCAAATTATACATCGTTATCACTTCTGTTTGAACTGTATAAGTGCCCAAAGTTTTACTTCTTAATCTACCTGAATAACTAGTACTATGTGGCTGTGATCTATTTACTACATTCACTTTTGTATGTGATATGTGAAACTTATCTGAAAGATAGTCACAGATTATTTGCGCTGCTTTCTGCCTATTCTTTATGCTTTCGCAGGTAGTAAGCAAAGATTGATATTCTTTCTTTGAAAATCTGCTTAATGCAACCTTTTCAATACTGTTTGATTTTTCGTAAACTGTCATAATCGTATATTTTGTGGTAGCCATAAGGCTACCGGATTAACAAATTACTTTATTAAGTTCACTAAGTACTTCATTTACGATCTTGATAAATGCCGTATCAAAGTCCCCGCAATTAGCAGCACAATTGTTTTTTAATCCTTTCTCACAGCTTGCTTTTATATCTGCAAACTGTTCTAGTGTTAAACCAATCTTTTTCATAATAGTAATTTTAATCTTTATATAGAATCTCATTTATCCTAGCTTCATTTGATTCTGTCGTGGCTGAAATACCACAAAGAAAGCCATACAGACGAGCCCCATACTCTTTGATAAATTGATCTTTATCGTCAAGCGCAAGTTTTAAGCATAGACTTAAATTGCCTAGAGCTGATTGAACGTCGCTAATTTGTTTTTCTAACTGTTTCATGATAGTCCTTATTTTAAATTGATTGAATCATACCTTTAGCAAGAAAATTGATGTAGTTCATTACATCGCCATTTAAGAAGTCGATCTTTCTAAATGTATTCTCTACTTGCTTTTTAATGCTTACAGGCATTGAATAGATGAAGTCTACTAGCATCTTTATTGTCAAACCAAAATTGCCTTCGTTCTCTAAAATATAAGTATCTAAACTGATATTCTTTTCTTTTAATAATGTTTCAATGTATTGTGTCATAGTCGTATTATTAATTATTAGTACCTATTGCGTTTTTAAAGAACTCAGCAGCTTGATCTGCCGACATATTAAGATTATTCTGTACTTTAATCATTATAACATCTACGTCACTTTGAGTATTAATTTTGCCCTCTGCGAATGTAGTCAATATAGCATCTGCTATAATTCTCTTTCTTAATTCAATCGTATTCATAATCTTGTTTTCTTTATTTGTTATTATCATGTTGCAAAGATATATATTATATTCTATATATGTACATGTTTAGCAAAAACATTAACTTCTTTTTGCTAAACATGTACATAAGAACTGTTTTTGTTTTGCTTGCTTAACCTTGCTATTTATGTACATAAAATAATGTTAAATAAATAGCAACTATATATCGTATTAAATAGATTATATTTATATTTGCAACATCAAATAAACAAATAGCGATTGCATCGCCGAGAGACACTCGTATAAACTGTATTAAGTATGAAGACATTTAAATTTAGAAATGCACAAATGAGTATTGAGATAGCCGGATACGGACAATACAAGCTAACTGGACTAGGCATCACTATCCATTACACAGATTCAGAGACATACGATTTTTGCGACGATGAAGATAATGTTGCAAAACGCACAGAGGCTCGTAGAAGAGCCTATTTGACCTTAAAAAACAACTTATAAATTACGATTATGAACGCAAACGAATTAATTGTCGTAAAAGAAAAGTTTAGTGATACTGACGAGTTACTAATCGTAAAAGAAAGTTGGTTTGAAACCGCTAAAGTGTGTGATTCTTACGACCGCTACGGCCAAAAATGCGGATGTTATAATGCGGGGTGTTATGCTCTTGATAATAGCGGGTGCAGCGCTTCATCAGACATGTTAGAATGTTTATATAAGCATTTTGATATAGAATATAGCGAAGATAATCTTGATTATGATCATTTTGAAAGTGCTCAAAATGGTGAGAACGAATTGCTAGAAAATATCTCGCAAGAAGATATTAATTCTTTCATCGAGAACTGGCAAGAAGAAAATGAGAATCACTCTGAGCACGAGGCGTACACCTACTGGGATGGACATAATCATAGAACGGTTGTACTTTCTACTGAATTCGGCGAAAGTGATCTTGAAAGGATTAACGACGACGAAGAAGAAAATGAAATTATAGAAGAATATTTAGATCGCGAAGACGGCGAACAAAATGCCGGATACACCTTTTACAAAGGTAAAAAGTATAATTTCAGCGAATCAGCTTTTCAAGAAAGCTGGGCAATAGCTTCTGCATCACTCAAAGACGAATAATAACCATTAAAACAATAATTATGAAAGATTTATCTGTATATCACAAAAATGGATCAAATGCGAAATACATCGTATTCGTAATAGATTCTAATAGCATCGTAAATTATGATGTAGCGGCCACTAAAAAGACCGCTGATAAAAGAAATTTTGAGTATTATTACGACAAAGCAGAGGTGATGACTTTTAGACAAGCGGCTAAAAAATACCCTGAACATTTCACTTTTGAAATCTAAATAACTAACTGCTGCGCTACCGGCATAACGGGCCAAAAATATGAATAAAAAATTAAATGATGCCATGAACTCTTTATCAGAGTTGATAGTCTCTCTTCAAAATAGTAGAGATTATGCCGATACTTTTTCTGAAGATGAAAAAGAAGTTTTAAATGTTGCTGATGCGGCTTATGATCTTTTAGCTCGCACGAAAATGGTTTCTAGCATCATGTCAAATAACCCTGACGAAGAGGAACGTGGTTTACATCCAAAGGTGCAAACGTTTGCACCTACATCGAATAAGACCCTAGATGAGATATTCGAAAAAATAAGCAAGTGAAAATCTCTGGAAAGAAATACGACCAAGAATTGCGCATGTGGGTACTTAAATGTCCAATGTGCGATAAGATAGCAGCTTCAGCTTCGGAGGAAGATATGTTGCCTGAATCCACTACGTGTGAATTTTGTGAGAGAGAGCCGATATACGAGGTTATTCCAGAAGATGGGAAGTTGTTTATTCATCGTAATAAATTTCCTAGATTCGTTGGAGAAATTACCTTTGGAAGTATATCTGACATTGAGAATCTACGCATGATAGATACTTGCGTTGATGTGAAAGTCTTAGGGAATGCCATGCGCAAAGCGGGCGAGTTTTTAATTAAAATAAGTAGGAGATGACCGAAGAAAAAGAGAGAAAAAAAGGAAGAGGGGGAGATAGAGGCGGCCGTAGACCTAAAACATTGACCCCCCAAAAATCAATGCACATTTTGTTAGATCACGATCTTATCGATGTAGTCGACAAGCAGCCTAATAAAAATCGTTTCATAAACGATTGTATAAGACAAAAAAAGGAGAGCGAATAGCTCTCCCTTTTTCATTTGATTAGCCCTTGACCCCGAAGACGAGATTCAATTTCGATGTAAAGATAGTCAATATCTGAACGGAAGTCTTTATAATTTTGGTACAGAAATACCACACTCTCAATATTATGTGAGATAAACGTTCGATCTTTCCAATCAATGGCCATAGCGATACTTTCTCTTAGGCCGTTGGGTATTCTTCCCCCGGCTAGCACGCTTGGCGAATACAGAAAAAGAATGATGAAAATAAACATCTTTCTTTGCTGTGTTCCCCCACTCCTTGATGGGCAATCTCTTTCGTCTTGTATTTCTCTGAACCATGTCCAAATAGTCTTTATCAATTCTACATCATGAAGAATTGGAGCTGATAACTCCCTTTCCCTTTCCGAGATTCTACTTTTTTGTTCACGGATAGATTTTAGTTCTGAAATTTCTGAAAACATATAATAGCTATTTAAAAGATTATTAGTATCTTTGCAATAACCTTTTAAGGGAGTCTGTATTGGTAGTGCCGGCTCCTTTTTTTTCATAATCAAAACGGCAAATCGTTGTTTGCTGAATGACTTTCTTGCACGCCATCTTTCTTTGTGAGGAGTTCTATTTTCTCTGCATAGATTTCAGTTATGTAATGCTGTACGCCTGCTTTATCGGCATACGATCTAATACGTATCTTTCCCTCTACATAGAGCTTATCTCCTTTCTTTACGTATTTCTCCGCAATTTCGGCTAAGCCTTTCCACATGATGATATTAAACCAGTCCGTTCGTTCTGGTACATCTGTTCCATTCTTTAGCTTATATCCGCGCTCACCAACGGCTAGTGTAACACTTGCTACTGTGACCCCTGATTCGAGCCTTTTTACTTCCGGGTCTTTGCCCACATTCCCAATTAGGATAACTTTGTTTACTGACATAATTACTTACTTTTTTTATTTTTATCAAATCTATAATAAAATGGTTCATTACTCTGTTTAGCTCTCTTATCAATTTTCTCTTTGCTGCAAGGAACTGCCATCTCATTTATGCTATTATATAGGGTGAAAGCTCCCTCTATGTTTTTAAGCTTATCTAAAACATTTGGATCAAGATTAATACCAGTAACGAATTCTATTTGAAAAACTCCTTCATTCATTTCGTCCTGTGTACTTAACTGTTCATCGACTCTTCTATGTAGAGATTCCCTATACTTAAAATAGCTAGCTATTATTCCTAAAATAAGAAGTAGATCCTGATACGTAATGCGATCTTCTTCTTTTGATAAGAGTTCAAAAACTTGTTTATTGTTTGTTCCTAAAACGCTTGCAATAGTTTGAACAATTGGAATACCGGCTTCGCTTAATTGCCGTAAATCTGGAATAGACAGATACCCCATTTGTTTAACACTATCAATAGCCGTTTCTACTCTAGATTTATCAATTCTAAGCCAGAAACTAAATTCATTCAAAATATGTTCTAATATCATTTTTTTATCGATTTAATACCGAAAGCGATCCTCTCTCCATCGGCTAAGTCCATCCCCATTTTTGAAGGAAACGACTTGATGTAATTGTAGAATTGAAATAGCTTCCCGTTGTCATCCCCGCAGCGATCTATTAGTAATTTGATTACTTGGTAGATGCAATCTGAATCATCCCCGAAGTCCTCCTGCACGCATTCGGGGCAATCCTTAACGGGCTGCTTCAGTCGCTTTAATGCAGCTATTGCAGCGTTGAAGTTCCTGCGCTCCTCGTGCCTTAACATCTTATCGGCATTTTTGCATGCCTTGTCAAGGTCGAGAAGCGCGCTCTCTGAAATATCGGCCATGATGTAGGCGATGTTTGTCGCTATATTGGCCTGTT